AGACGGGGAAGGTCAGGGCGCAGCAACTCGCAAGCGGGGAAGGGATTTCCCTTGAAACGGTTAAACGGATGCACTCCTACCTTAATCGGGCAGAAACCTACTACGACAACGCTGATTCCACCAGCGACTGTGGCTACATTAGTTACCTTCTATGGGGTGGCAAAGCGGCCCTTGGCTGGTCACGAAATAAACTACGGGAACTTGGCGAACTCGACTAAAGCCCCCAACGATGAGGCCCAAGTCCAAGCCCGCATGGATTCCCTCATGATGGTCATCACGACCCTCTGCGACTGCATTGGTGCGGTGGACGATTCCAACTCGCCCAACGCCTTTGCGGTGAAGATGAAAATCGTGGACAAGATTGACGAATTGATTGATAAAATTGAGTACTAATGAACGGATTCCAAAGAAAAACCAATTACTATACTGGTATTGTTTATGAATGGAACTTGCCAACAGGTAGCACTTGTCCCTTTGCGAAGGAGTGCAAGGTAACCGTTGACAGGAATACAGGTAAGTTTAGCGTTAAAAGAGGTCAGTATCGGTGCTATGCCGCAAGCGCGGAGCGGTTCCCAGGCGTTAGGGCGTCAAGGTGGAAGAACTTTGAGCAGGTTCTAAACGGAGTCAAGCCTTCCATTCCCCCAAAATGTAAATCAGTCCGCATACACATGAGCGGGGATTTCTTTAATCAAGAATACTTTGATATGTGGCTATCAGTTGCGAAAGAGAACCCGTCCGTTGAGTTTTGGGCATACACCAAGTCCCTAAATTATTGGGTTAAAAGAATAAAAGAAATACCAGAAAACCTTGTCTTAACCGCAAGTTATGGCGGCAGTCTTGACCATTTAATTGACGAGTACGGATTAAAAAATGTAAAGGTCTATAAGTCAAAGGATGACATAAGGGACGGCAGAGCCGTTGACATAAACGACGACCTTGCACGCATCCCAATAATTAACTTTGCCCTTATTGACAACAACATAGTTGGAAAACAAAGACAAACAATTTAATATGCAGAACCTGCCCATAGGCAAAATCAAAGCCAACCCGAACAACCCCCGAATTATCAAGGATGACAAGTTTGCCAAGTTAGTTCAATCCCTCAAAGACCTCCCTGAAATGGCCAAGGTTCGCCCCGTGGTCGTCAATAAAGACATGGTTGTCCTTGGGGGTAATATGCGGCTCAAAGCGATGAAGGATGCAGGGTGGAAGGAAGTCCCCGTTGAGATTGTAGATTGGGACGAGGACAAGCAGCGGCAGTTCATTATCAAAGACAATGTGGGATTCGGGGAGTGGGATTGGGAGATGCTGGCCAACGAATGGGATGCCGAGCAGTTAGATGATTGGGGGCTTGACATTCCCGCCTTTGATGACCCGAAAGAATTGGAAGCGGAGGAAGATGACTACGAGATGCCTGACCAAGTGCAGACCGACATCGTGCTGGGCGACCTGTTCGAGATTGGTCCACATCGTTTGCTTTGTGGGGATTCAACGGATAGTGATTTAGTCGCTAAATTGATGAACGGAAAGAAAGCGGATATGGTTTTTACAAGCCCACCATATAATGCAAACGCGTCAGTCAATGGGAAAAAGTTATATGAAAATAACAATTTAGACAATAAAAGCGAAGATGAGTATTTGAAATTTTTAGACGAAATTAAAGATTCGTTTTATACTATATTAAAATCAAAGGGCATTGTTTGTTGGAATATAATGTATAACAACAATTCCCGACAATCATTTATTAAGAATGTAAATAGGTTTATTGAATCGGGTCTATTGCTAACGGAAACTATTATTTGGAAAAAAAACGCCATTCCTTTGACAAAAGGGTTATCAAGGGCGTTTGAATTTATATTTATATTTCAAAAAGACGAATTAGATTTTTCGTACCAAGATAAGCATTCATACAATGAAAATGTGTGGGAAATTTCAAACGCTAAAACACAAATAGAATCACACAAAGCGTGTTTCCCAGTTGAAGTGCCATCAAATGGAATAAAATTATTCACCAAAGAAAATATGATTTTATTTGAACCATTTACAGGAAGCGGAACTACAATGGTCGCATCCCACCAACTCAACCGCAAGTGCTACGGCATGGAACTCGACCCGAAGTACTGCCAAGTCATCGTGGACAGGATGCTTAAACTCGACCCAAGCCTTGAAGTCAAGCGGAACGGGGAGCCGTACAAAACAGCAGAATAACAGCACATGGCTGCCGAGGACATTATTGCGCATCAATTCCCCAAGGGAACCAGCGGCAACCCCAACGGTCGCCCTCGCAAGTTTGTCAGCCTGCTGGCATCGCAGGGGTACACCCGCTCGGAAATCAACGACACCCTCCAAGCCATGATGTCCATGACGCTGGAGGAACTGGCCGAGGTTTACAAGGACCCCAAGGCCACCATCCTTGAAAAGACCGTAGCAGGAGCCATGAAGAAGTCGCTGGAGAAGGGGACGCTCTACTCGTTGGAAACCCTGCTTTCACGGGTCTATGGTCAGCCCAAGCAGGAGGTGGCCGCATCAATAACCCCACAACCGATTTGGCAGGGCGTAAAGTTGCAAGTTGACACCGACCACGACAGCAGTCAAGATTAATGGATTCCGCAAGCGGGTCCGAATAGTACAAGGCGGCTCATCGGCGGGGAAAACATTTGCCATTTTGTCCCTGCTCTATTCCTTTGCAGCGGATGAGAAGCAAGGCCCGTTTGAGATTTCGGTTGTGTCCGAGTCCATCCCACACCTGCGGCGTGGTGCTTTGAAGGATTTTCTTAAAATGCTGCGTTCTACGGGACTTTACCAAGAGGAACTATACAACCGCACCCTGCTCCGATATGAGTTCCCCCACGGGTCTTATATTGAGTTTTTTAGCGCAGACCAAAGCGACAAGATGCGGGGGGCAAGGCGTGATGTTCTGTTCGTGAACGAGGCCAACAATATCGGATGGGAGGCATATCACCAACTCGCCATCCGTACACGGCAGGCCATCTACATTGACTACAACCCCGTGCAGGAGTTTTGGGCGCATACCGAAGTCATGCACGATAAGGATTCCGAGTTCCTGCTAGTAACCTACAAGGACAACGAAGCCCTTGATGCTTCCATCGTTCGGGAGATTGAGAAGGCCAAGGTCAAAGCGGAAACCTCCGCCTATTGGGCCAACTGGTGGAAGGTGTACGGCCTTGGCCAAGTAGGAACGCTACAAGGGGCGATATACGGGGATTACACGGTGGTTGAGGGTATTGACCCATCCACGATGAAATTCGTCGCCTACGGGCTTGACTGGGGGTTCAGCAACGACCCTACGGCCTTGGTCGCAGTTTACCGCAGGGGTGATGACTTGTTTATTCACGAACTGCTCTACCATCGGGGGCTGACCAACTCCGACATCGCCGTCCGACTGAAAGAGTTCGGCATTACAAGGGCGTGGGAGATTGTGGCCGATTCTGCAGAACCGAAGAGCATTGAGGAAATCTACCGCCTCGGATTCAATATCAAGCCCGCATCCAAGGGACCCGATAGCGTCAGGCAGGGGATTGACATCGTGAAGCGGTTCAACCTTCATGTTACAAAAGATTCCACCAACCTGATTAAGGAACTCCGCAGTTACACTTGGGCCACCGACAAGGACGGCAAGGACACGGGGGTCCCAATTGACTCCTACAACCACGCCTGCGATGCGCTACGCTATGTGGCCCTCAACAAATTGGCCGTCAGCAATTCGGGGAAGTATCTTGTGGTGTAACTTTGGGGCATGAACCTTGAATCCATCATTGATTTGCTTTTGATTTTTGGCAGATTCTTCCTCTTATTGGTCTTGATTTTTGCAATTGTTTCCATATTATGAAACTCGTACACTACTACCACATCTATTGCGGCGGAGGCGGCCAATGGCAACTCATCATGCACCAACACATGATGGCCCTGTGCAATTACGGGCTGATAGAACAACTCGACGAAATCCGTGTCGGCATCGTCGGCCCACCAGAGCAGCGGAAGGTCGTGAAAGAAATCTTGGACAATTCGCTCGTGGCCTCGAAGATTAAGGTCGTGGTCACCCGCACGAACGCTTGGGAGCAAGCAACGCTGACCGAGATGTACAAGGCAAGCCAAACCGAGGATGCGGCCTACCTCTACGGGCATACTAAGGGCAGTTCCGACCCCAGCCTGATAAACCAACTTTGGTGCAGGTCCATGGTGTTCTTCAACATCGTCGCATGGGAGCGGGCCATTGCAGAACTTGCCAATGTGGACTGCGTGGGAGCCTACTGGCTGACCAAGGAAGAGTTCCCCCAAATCGCTGACCACAACAACCCCAACGGGTATCCCTACTTTGCGGGGACTTTTTGGTGGGCCAAGTCATCCCACATTCGGGAACTTGGCGAACCCGTAAGGGAACACCGCTGGCAGGCCGAGCATTGGATAGGGAAGCGGGAAGGCATGACCGTCTATAACTCCTGCAAGGGATGGCCAGGTCCCGATAAGTTCGTCATCACATTTTAGCCATGGCCAAAATCCCCGTCATCATTACCAACTTCAACCTCTACACTTGGCCGAAAGCGATGGTCAAGAAACTGATGCGGATGCCTGGGGTTGGACCCATTCTAATCGTGGACAACGATTCCACCTACGGCCCAACCTTGGAATGGTACGAGCAGTTGAAACTGGAAGCCAACGAGGTCGCAGTCATCCGCACGGGGGGCAACTTCGGCCACCTCGTAGCATGGCAGGCACAAATCCCGCAGCAGTTATTTGACATGGGCTATCCCGACTACATCGTCACCGACCCCGACCTTGACCTTTCGGCCCTGCCCGATGACACGCTCCTACGGATGCGGGAACTTTGGTAC